GCATGGGGAGAATGGCAAGAGATACAAAAACTTGCAGAAACTAATCCTGCTGTAAAAATTGCATTAGACAAATTAATGACTGTTTATCATTTAAGTAAAGATCATGGCAACAACAAAACCTAAAAAAGAACCAAAGAAACGGGCACTTGATTTAGCTCGATTACTTGCGGCGGTAGATAATAAAGATTATAGCTTTTATGATAATCTAACTGAAGCTGAACTAAAAGAATTTAGCCCTTATGTACTGATGCGATACATCAGTAATGTCGATACTAGAGATAGAGATATCCAGGAATGGTTTGTTGAAATGACTAATGAAATGGTCAATAAGAATCATTGGGAACTAAGTAAGAATCATGAAAAATTACATTGGTTACTTTATTCCGCAGTGGGTGCAGGGATTAAAAGTTTCCATCCATATTTGCCTGCACTTAAAAAAGAATTAAACAAAATTGAAAAGTTGTTAGCAGAATTGCATCCAACTTATAAACTTGAAGATATTAAATTACTAGCTAAACTAATGACTGAGCAAGACATCAAAGAATTATTTGATGCCATGGGCTTTGATAAGAAAGATAGAAAAGTATATCAATGATTGCATTAGTAGAACAGCCTTTTATTTGCGTACATTGTAGCAAGAGTTTTATGAAAGAGAAGACTCTTGTTGCTCACATGTGCGAAAGAAAACGCCGCGCACTACAAGAAACTGAAAAGCGTGTCCAGGCGGGATTTATGGCCTATAATCGCTTTTATCAACTTACACAAGGCGCCAAAGTTTCTAAGAACTATGACCATTTTTGCAACAGTGCCTATTATAATGCCTTTGTAAAATTTGGCAGTTTCATTAATAATGTCAATCCGTTATACCCGGATAGATTTATTGACTTTGTGATTAAGAGCGGAGTTAAGCTGGATCACTGGTGTAGAGATGAACTATATGAGCAGTATCTTTTTGATATGGTTAAAGTAGAGCCTGTTGAATCTGCTGTGCAACGAAGCCTGCAAACTATGATGGAATGGGGAGATGAGCATAATGCAAATTTTGCACATTACTTTAGTTACGTAAGTTTAAACAAAGCAGTACATGATATTGTCAACGGCAAGATTAGTTGTTGGGTATTGTTAAATTGTAACACTGGCAAAGAAATGGCAGGTAAGCTAAATGACGAACAATTAGCTATGATTGCTCCTGCATTTGATATCAAGTATTGGTTAAAGAAATTTAAAGAATTTCCTGCAGATGTAGCACTTGTTAAAGAAATACTTGTCGAGGCAGGAGTTAAATGACCGTGATTAAAATTTTAGATAAAGACCCTAATGAAGTTATAGAAATTGTTAAAGCGATGAGAACTAATGGAATGATACAGGGAAAAGATTTTGATTTTGCTTTTTATCAGAGCCGCTGGGATCCTATGATCGGTGATGTTAAAGGGTTTACTAATTTTATCTTTTACGAAGAAAAGTTAGCAACCTGGTTTTCATTGAGATATAGTTCATGACACTAGAAGAAGAAATAATTAACAAGGCCGGCAATGCTATGGCCCGTGAAATTGACCGTGAAATACTTTGGGGAATGTTACAAGGTATAGGTTGGACTCGTATTATGCTACCACATTCAATAGACGACAATCATGCTGTTGAAATTATGTGTTGGTTAGAAGACAACTGTGAAGGTTCACACGAACGTTGGGGCGGAGATTTTATATTTGAAAACTCTAAAGATGTTACAATGTTTATATTGAGGTGGTCATGACTGGATTTACAAGTAAACGAATAATGTCTCTAGGACGTCAGCATGGAAAGAGCTGGGCCACTCAAGCATATAAACGTCTAATGGACGACTTGATGTTAAATCCTGTAACTGATTTAATTCTTAGCGAAGGTACTATCTATGGCTCACAATATCATACAATAGAACCTATAGGTGGTAGCTGGCTAGAAATGGAGAAATGGGCTCTTCAGACTTACGGCGGAGTTGGAAGCGTTTGGCGTGAAACTAAAAATGGTTCTCTAGAGCCGCTTCACCGTTGGTATATGAACGATCGACGCTTTTGGTTCCGCGATGAAAAAGATCGTACAATGTTTATATTAAGATGGCGATGAATTTTATTACATTTAATAATACTCGATATCATCTAAATGGTAAGATGGAAAATTGGTGCTCTAAACAGTTCGGCCCTGGCAACTGGATCAGTGAACGCACAGTAAAGGACTGGACTGAAATGCAGGTAAGCTGGACAATACATAGCATGTTTGGTAACACTACGTTCTCTTTTAAAGAACCAGAAGATCTCACAATGTTTATTTTAAGGTGGAGTTAATGTCAACTATTCCCGGATTTCCTAATATCAGTAGTCAGGTGTTTGGCGGTTTAAATATCGGAGCCGAATCCGAATTGCGTCCTATGAAAACAGGCAAAGCGTCTGGCTGGGGGATGGAATATACATGGATTGAAATTGCTCGGGCAGAAAATACTCCTCTAGATATTAATGAACAGGCACAAGTATGGTGCAAAGAAAAGATGGGTCCGTCAGGTAGCAGATGGTTTGAAAAGAAAGATAAATTTTATTTTAGAAAAGATGCTGACCTAACAATGTTTATATTGAGGTGGTCGTGAAATATTTTAAATTAGAAGATACAGGTGCTAGAGGATGGTTTGTAGGATCATTTCCGGAAGCGGCCGTTCAAACGGATCTGGCAGAAGTTTGTTACACTCCGGAACCAGTTGGTCCTATCAAGGCTCATTATCATACTATGTGTACAGAAACCTTACTCATAATCTCAGGGAGCTGTGTGATTCATGGCAATAAGTATATTGCAGGCGACATCATTGTTTTAGAGCCGGGCGAAATAAACGATTCGAATTATCTCGAACCGTCATTTGTTATCGGAGTAAAAACTCCAGCAGGTGGTGATGATAAGGTCTATGTCTAATTATGGAAAATATAAAACAGTTTTGCGAACAGCACCAAATTCGTGTACTTGATACAAATAAACGAGCACATCGTTATCACAGAATCAACATGCAGTATTTTAGAGATCCTCAGGATTTTAATAAAGTCTCACTTGTAGATATTGTAAATGACAGTGAACCGTTGTATACTGTAGAGATTGCACAAAGTGAATTAGAACGTATTGCAGATTTTGAAGCACAAGTTTTTAACAATATGAAAAAGCAAGGACATTATCATATGTTTGAAATGCTTATGGAACAGAAAGAACACGAGAAATATTTGTATAACAAATATCCAGCAGTAAAAAAAGCACATGAACATTATAGTCTTATGTTAAAATTAGCAGAAAGTGGAGAATTATGAAAATACCAAAAAACGGAAGCAGATGGTCCGGCAACGACGGGGACAAATTTCATGTGTTGCATACTATTGAGCTAGAAGGACATACTTGGATCCACTACATTAAAGAAAGTGTTAGCGAACCTAGGGAATATAGTTGCTATGTAGAAAGTTTTCTACAAAGATTCAGGGAGCTACCCGAATGACACAATTAAAAGGTTTAGTCCCAAAAGGTTGGGGTTCAGAATTTATTTGGGCCACTAATGACAAGTACTGTGGAAAGTTTATGAACTTCAACGCAGGCGCAAAGTTCAGTATGCACTTCCATAAAGACAAAGAAGAAACTTGGTATATACAAAGTGGCAAGTTTATTGTTCGATGGATTGATACTAAGACTGCTGAATTATACGAAGAAGAATTGCGTGATGGTGCAGTGTGGCACAATACACCCTGTATGCCACATCAATTAGAGTGTATTGAAGCAGGTACAGTTATTGAAGTCTCAACACCAGATAGTGTTGAAGACAATTATCGTGTAGGTAAAGGTGATAGCCAGAAATGACTAAGATTATTGTAAACGGTACATTTGATATATTGCATCGAGGGCATGTTGAACTACTAGAGCATGCCAAAAGTCTAGGCGATCACTTGATGGTGTTAATCGATACTGATGCCCGAGTGAAGGAACTTAAAGGTCAAGATCGTCCTATTAATTGTCAAAGTGACCGAGCGTTTATGCTCCAAGGATTAAAGTGTGTTGATGCAGTATGGACTTTTAGTAGCGAGGAAGAGTTAGAACAAATTCTAGAAATGTATCAGCCAGACATTATGGTTAAGGGCAGCGATTACAAAGATAAAAGAATTGTCGGAGCTCAACATTGTAAAAAAATTAAATTTGTGGAACTAGTAGATGGATACTCAACAACAAACATCATTCAACGTATTACTAATCGGTGATAGTTGTACTGACAAATATAATATAGGAACTGTGGACAGAATAAGTCCAGAAGCTCCTGTTCCCGTATTGAAAATTATCAATACTTACGAGCTGCAGGGTATGGCTGCTAATGTTAATCTCAATTTGATTAACTTGAACATTAATGCAGATTTTGTTACTAACAATAGCCCTGTTATAAAGACTAGATTCATTGATGACCGATCTGGTCAACATTTACTTAGAGTAGATGATGAACCGGTAGTTCCGAGATGGGACGGGCAGTGTCCACAATCAATTGATAGTTATGATGCTATTATTGTATCAGATTACAACAAAGGATTTTTATCAGACGATCAGATATACTCTTTAATTAGAAATTCAGAATGTCCTGTTTTTATTGACACTAAAAAACAAGATTTGAATATGTTTAACATGCCCGATACGTTTGTTAAGGTCAATGAACTAGAATATAAGAACTCTACGTCCACACACGACAATTTAATTGTTACATTAGGAAGTAAGGGTGCAATGTACAATGACAAAATGTATCCCACCAAAAAAGTAGAAGTTATGGATGTATGCGGATGCGGTGATACATTTTTGGCAGCACTAGCTGTCCAATATCTCTTTACAAAAGACATAGAAAAAGCTATAATATTTGCTAACATAGCCGCAGGTATTACTGTTCAACGCCGCGGTAACTACGCACCATCATACGACGAAATTAGACATGCCGGATATTGATATTGACTTTGCTGATAGGACTAAAGTACTTGATATTATTGAGCACATCCCTGCGACAATTGTAGATAAAGATGGAACTTTTAAAAAACACAATACTGGAGTATATTGTCATTCTATACCGTATAATCCGTTAACAGACACAGCCAGCATAGAATATAAAAAAGCTGAGGATAGAGGGTACTTTAAGATAGATTTTTTGAATGTAAGCATATATAAAGATATAAGAGATGAAAACCATCTTAACACTTTAATGGAAGCAGAACCACTATGGGACCTTTTAGAGCAGGACGATTTCAGCAACTTACTATTTCACGTCAACGGGCACGGCTCCATCCTGAGACAGATGAAACCGACGAGTATACTCCAACTAGCGGCAGTTTTGGCTATGATACGCCCCGCCAAGAGACATTTGATTGGGGAGAGTTGGACTACGGTTATGGAGACGATTTGGACGAAACCCACTGACGGTGAATACTACTTTAAGAAGGCTCATGCAGTGGCCTATGCAATGGCAGTGGTAGTACAGATGAATTTAGTTTGTGAAAAGATTAGCTATAGTTACTCTTAACTGATCGAACTAATTGAATTGATTTTCTTTTAATACGTTTCTCAGCAATTTCACTTAGGTTTACTGTTGGTCCAAATATTAACTCTGCATCTTTTGAGTTAAACGTTTTTATAAATGGCCTAAACACTTGCATTTCTGTTTTTAGAAAAATGTTTATTGGTATTTTTCGATTGCTCTCCCACCACCAAACTTCTCCCATTTCTAAGAAAAGTTTGCGCTCTGTTTCACCTAGTATCATAGATAAATCATAAATGCTGGCTATGTAGTCGTCAAAGTTGATGACTATGCCTACGTATTCTTTATCATTCGATTTAACGCATGAAATAAAGGGAAAATTGTCTCGGAACTGATCGCTCATTGTTTTTAAATAAATACTCTTATGCAAAATTTACCAATCTATTTATATCCAAATACTCTCGCCGTTATATTAGATTTGGACGCAACTACTAGGGGAGTTAATCAGGTTATGTATCAACGAGACTTAAAAATACAAAAAGGGATTAAGAACCAAGTTCGAGTCCAGTTTAAAAACAGCGATCAGAAAAAGGTTACGATTCATAGTACCCAAACATTTGTGTTTAGTATGTTTGATGCAATTAACCAACGACTGATAGTAGAGAAAGAATTAGATGTTTTAGATCTTGGTACTACTGCTACAAGAGGCATGGCCCTGCTAACGCTTAATGAAAGTGATACATTAGATTTAGATAGATCCAGCTATCAATATAGCGTAAAGTTACTTGATACTGATGGTAGTTATACTCCCGCATATTCAAATACTTATTATGGAATGAACGGTACCCTACACCTAAGTAATGATATTTTTCCGGTGCTAAAAGACAGCGTTTCAGTTACTACATTTAATCCAGTATGGAACGATGCAATTAGTCTGTATGAAAATTTCAGCGGCAACCTTTATGCAGATCCAGCATTTAATGGAAACTCAGCATTGCATACTGTAGCCGTTTATATGACCGCTTACAAAGGCACTGTTTACGTTGAAGCCACATTAGACAACACTCCGGATAGCAGTGAAAACTATTCTGTGGTTAGTACATTAACTTATAATGGTTATACCGGAATTGGCTACGCTAATTTTAATGGGGTATATTCATATATTCGAGTTAAGCACGTTCCTGCTAAAGGCCCTACTGATGTGGACAATAGAAATACTGCATTCTCCGGAACAGTTGACAAAATCCTCTATAGAAGTTAAACTGTATGTGTGAACGATATACAATCTGCATTACTGACGTTACTTCCTCCTAAACGAAAACTAACTTCTGGTGGTTGGACGAGTTTTGATGCGCCCTGTTGTTCTCACAGAGGCGAACGCAGAGATGATAGACTACGTGGTGGTGTCAAGCTAGACAAAGATGGATTTGTCTATCATTGTTTTAACTGTGGATTTGCCGCAGGGTGGACACCCGGAAAAATTCTAAGTAAGAATACAAGAAACTTGTTCCAATGGATTGGAATGAGTGAAATAGATATTGGAAAACTTAATCTGGCTACCATGAAGATCAAAGATGATCAGCCAGTACTTAAGAAAGCACTTAATCTAACACTACTAGAGAAACAGTTACCTGATGAATGTAAAAGTGTAGGGGAATGGGTAAAGACCGGATGTCAGGACCCTGATCTCGTAGCAGTGATAAATTATTTGCTAGATAGGGGAATGAACTACGAGTGGTATAAATGGCACTGGAGTGCAGCCCCGGGATTTCGTGACAGAGTTATAATTCCATTCTATCAAGATGGAAAAGTTGTAGGCTACACTGGACGTAAAATTAAGCCAGGTAAGCCTAAGTATCTTACAGATAGCCAAAGCGGCTATGTGTTTAATATAGATGCCCAGCATTATAGTCGTAAGTATGTAATTGTATCAGAAGGTCAGTTTGATGCCATTGCTGTAGACGGTGTTGGCATTATGACCAACGAGCCTAATGAAGCTCAAGTGACTAGATTGAATACATTAGCAAGAGAAGTTATAGTAGTACCTGATAGAGATAGACCAGGCGCTAAGATGCTCAAGAGTGCAATTGCCAATGGATGGAGTGCTAGTTTACCACCGTGGGGCAATGATGTTAAAGACATTGCAGATGCTGTAAAAAAATATGGACGCTTGTATGTGCTAGCCACAATTCTACACTACAAGGTCTCAGGTGAGATAAAAATAAATTTAATGAAGAAAAAATTAGAAGCAATACAAGATGATGAATAAAAAAGAAAAACACGTAAAACCAAATTACAACTACGACATTCAAAAATTATATCTTGAAATGTTTATGAGCGATGCAGAGACATTTGTCCGCTGCCAAAACATTTTTGACCCGCTAAACTTTGACCAACGACTGCAAGACATTGCATCATTTATTACCAAGTATGTAGATGAGTATAAGGTAATGCCCGAAGCAAATATTGTCAATGCCAGTACGGGTTCAGATTTAAATCCTGTACAGTTGCCCCGAGAAAATTACGACTGGTTAATGAACGAGTTTGAAAACTTTAGTCGACATAAGGGCCTAGAGCGAGCTATCATTGATTCTAGTGACCTATTAGAGGCCGGCGATTATGGTCCGGTTGAAAAGCTGATTAAAGACGCTATCCAGATCAGTTTGAACAAGGACATGGGCACTGATTATTTTGAAGATCCTAGAGCACGTCTTAATAAACTTAAAGATGGTAATGGGCAGATTAGCACAGGATGGCCCAGCATTGATAAGAAACTTTATGGTGGATTTAACCGAGGTGAGTTAAACATTTTCTGTGCAGGATCCGGTGGCGGCAAGAGTTTGTTCTTAGCCAACTTGGGAGTAAACTGGGCACTTGCAGGACTTAATGTATTGTATCTTACATTTGAATTGGCTGAAGGTCTAGTATCTATGCGTTTGGATTCTATGATGACAGGTATTAGTACTCGTGAAGTGTTTAAGAGCATTGACGATGTTGAGCTCAAGGTTAAGATGCTAGGTAAGAAGGCGGGCCACCTGCAGGTCAAATATATGCCAAGTGGTAAAAACTGTAACGACATTCGTGCATATTTGAAGGAGTATCAAGTTAAGAAAGGGTGTAAGCCCGATGTTATTCTAATCGACTACTTAGACTTAATGATGCCGTTGAGTGTTAAAGTTAGTCCCAGTGACTTGTTTGTCAAGGACAAGTATGTGTCAGAAGAGATTCGTAACTTGGCCATGGAAACACAATGTATTACTGTTACGGCTAGTCAGTTAAATCGTTCAGCAGTTGAGGAAATTGAGTTTGATCACAGCCACATTTCGGGTGGTTTGAGTAAGATCATGACAGCAGACAATGTAATTGGTATCTTTACTAGTAGGGCTATGAAAGAACGTGGACGTTATCAAATCCAGTTTATGAAGACACGTAGTAGTTCGGGCGTTGGACAGAAAGTTGATCTTGAGTTCAACGTAGAAACACTACGAATCACTGACCTAGGTGAAGATGAACAAGAGTCTAGCTTTAACCAAGGTGGTGGAAGGCAGACTGGTGGTCAGTCTGGGGGAAGTAGTGTATATGCTGGACTAAAGCGCACTAGCACAGTGACTACTACTACAGACCCTGAGACAGGAGAAATTTTAGAAGTGGATCCTAATCAAGGAAATCCTGTGACCAAATCTAAACACAGTAAAGGTGTTGCCGATATTCGAAATATCTTAGCAGGGCTTAATAGCGAACGAGATTAAAACCAGGTATTGACCTGCATACGACCACTTTCGGCAATGATCTTATGCCATTGGTCTATATCATCTAATCCGAATAGGATATCAATCTCAGCAGGTATAAAGGTCCAGGAATGATACAAGGTCCACGGATCTTCACCCTGTATCTCTCCCTTAAGATGCCCTGGCAACCATTTGGTATATCCGGCGACTACTCTAAAATATTCCGGACCTTCGTTATTAGAAATTGCAGCTAGAACACTGATATCGTTGCTAACTCCAATTTCATCAGTTACCTTGACAGTGCTTGCGCTGTGCCAGTCTAGGCTGTGTATAACGTGTATCCTGTTTGTAGCTTCTGGACCACCATTGTATAGGGGTTGATTCTGATCATTGCTTAGTCCCATGTTCTGCATAACAGTGTCAAAGCTGACATCACTGCTGAATGGTTTATTAATCTGTAGCCCTATAGCACCAGATTTGTCATGATCAAGTATTAACATAACTCCTCTACGCAATAGCGGGTCGGGTCGTTTAGGATGAGCGGCCAATAGATAGCCTCGGTAAGTCTGTTCAATCATATGATATATTTAACTGATAAATATTCGAATATGCATATACTTGAATTTGATCTTGGTTTTGAACAACATGACAGTCTCAACCCTAGACTTTGGGCTGGCGAAGAACTACGGACCGAAGTTAACCTAGCCCTACTAAAGATAGCCAACGACTTTATTGAATACATTGATGTACCATTTACAGTCAGTGACCTAGTGCTGACCGGTAGTCAGTTGGGCTACTTCTATACCAAACATAGTGATTTAGACCTGCACATTATTGTGGATTTTGGCACTGTGGATTGTGATAGAGAAGCAGCCGAATTATTCGATACTAAACGCTTACTCTATAAGAAACAGTATGACATCAACATACGCGGTATTCCCGTGGAAGTCTACGTAGAGGACTTAAACTACCCCGCAGTCAGTGCCACCTACAGTTTGGGCAAACAGGATTGGGTAACACGACCTCCAGCAACACCTGAAGAGATCGATGTAGAAGAAATCGAAAGAATGAGCAATATATGGAAGACAGTCATAGACCATACCCTGGAAATAAACGACCTCGAAACGGCTCGAAACACTATCAAAATGCTTCGAAATTATCGCAAATTAGGCCTAAAACAGACCGGAGAATACGGTATTGAGAACCTGGTATACAAGACCCTGCGTAACAGTAAAATCATAGAAAAACTCATGAAATTAATCGGCGATCTACACGATCAAAGTTTGAGTATAAAATAACTTTAAACTGCGGTAAACGTAGTGTCTAAAGCAATCAATGTTATTGCTGTTGATATCTTATCGCAAGTTCCGTATTGGAATATTGCACCAGTATACAATACCACATTACCGGCTACACCGTTGATAGCACGATTGGTTGCCTGTGCGGCAAGAATGTTAAATGTACATACACCAAACTGCATACTTGCTGTCCCACTCATTGTAACACCATATGTGTTGGCCTCGGTACTGGTATTGTTTAGAATACATTCGCCCATGCCAAACTGTACAGTTCCGCTTAGAGTAATAACAGATCCTGTATTAGCATCAATTGTGCTTTGTAATATAGTTCCAGTTGCCGAGTTGGCAAAGTTCAATGCTTGGCCCTGTCCATTGGTTTCAAGATTAGTAATCAAACAGTAAGCACTTTGTATATCTACTAAAAATGTTGATCCACTGGCTCTACTAGTGTGGCAGTCAACCAGTTCTAGTTTAGTAGTCGCATCACTGTTGTCTTGATACACACAGCTATAACCGTTAGTACCTTGATAAACATAAACATCTTCCAAGTACACACGGCAAGCCGCAGAGCCAGTTACCTTAACACCGTGGAAGTTGCCTGTAGGTAATACAGCCACGTGGAACAGGCCAAAATCATTTGCGGCCTTGGTAGCACCGCCCGGAGTGATAGTTACATGTCCTTGGATCCAAATAGGCACGTGTCCAGCATCTGGAGTATCACCTACAATATAAATGTGCCCGCGAGTTAAGTTTACATCTTCTATAGTCGAACTGGTCAATATGATAAACTGTGGGTTCAGCACAATGTTGGCAGTTGGATCAAAGTTGCTCAACGTGCCGTCTGCTATACGTGCTTCAATATAGGCCAATGCGGCTGTGATAGTAAGGAATGGGTTAGTGATGTTGCCAGTTGATGCGGCGGGATTTATGTCTGTTCTACTGGGGTCAACATACCAACGATTGTCTCCTGTATTGATTACTGTGGGTTCTGTTATTGCTATGCCGCCCGGAGTTACACCGTTGGATAATTTAAGTGCGCCTATTGTAGGATCGTAGGTTATTTCACCAGTACGTCCAATATAAGTTCCTATAGAGGCTTTTACTGCCTTTGTATCTAATTTTCTAATAGTCATTGTATGTTACCTCCTTTTATTGGCATACAATGAGAGTGCTAAACGCAGAGTATGTGTTATATTATTAGGTATTTAGTCCAACCCTGTAAACGAGTTTCCGGGCTACTGCGTTATATATGTATACAGGGATAATTCTTGTATTAAACAAACCAAGGAACTTAAAATGAAAACTATTGCTACCCTAATCGCCACATTGGCCATGTCCGCTACTGCTTTTGCCGCTGAACCAGCTAAGAAAGAAGAAAAGAAAGCTGATGCCAAGCCAGCTGCTACAGCACCAGCAACAGCCCCTGCTACTACAGCCAAGGAGGCTCCCAAAAGCGAAGTCAAAGCTGCCCCTAAAAAGGACGACAAAAAGCCTGCTGACGCAGCTCCAGCTAAGAAGTGATCTAGAAGATGGATGTGATAGTCTATATGATGATCTAGATTTTCATGTGGCCTATCGCCGCCCAGTATTGGTCAATGACACTAGGTGGATTGAAGATGACACCGACGAGTTAGATGACACAATACTGTGGCGCCTATTCCTAGCTAGGCAACTGGCGCTGTTGAGTATACAGAGATAAAATGGACTGCAATAGTCCATTTTTCTTGAGCGTGTTTTGGGCGAGAAGAGCCAGAAGCCAGCGCGAAGCGCCAGCGGTAAAAAAAAGGTTTTTCAACCCCTATTAAGTACCTAGTTTATTAGCTAGATCTTCAGAGACCAACCCTATGGCTTGAGTAAGATCATT